TTGTGGATTGGTTCTAATGCGGCGGATTCCCGCCGTCTGCTGTGCATTGCCGACATGCACGGCGTTGTCGACACGTTCTCCTGGACTGGCGTTGGGGCTTTGTATTGGGATAGCGACGGGACCAATACGCATAGTTATCTTGGAGCGATGCGGCAGATGACGGCTCCGGGGTATAACCAGCCTAATGGGGCTTATGCGGCGTTCCGAGCGTTGGAAACCCGGTTGATACAGTCAACCACCGTAACAGAATTTACACCTTATGAATAATTCAGAAATACAGATTCAGTTCCCCCGGCCCGGCAACTGGCAGGAATTCACCCTGACGCCCATTTATCAGGACAAGGGCGGTTATAGACCTCCGGCCCGCTTTACGCAGGGCGAGATACCGGCGGAGCAGGCACCGGCCATGCAGGCCGTCGTTGCCGCGCTGGTGGGATTGTCGGAGCCGTGGCAGGCTGTTCAGGTGTGGGCAAGGCTGGGAAAAAATGCCCTGACCCTTGCGGAAGACGGAACCTATACACTGATTGATGCAGTGTCTTTGACTGTTGAAGCCGTCCATGCGGAGACAAAAGGTCGCAGGATTTTTACAGCCTCGGACTACCCGGCTTTTATCATCACGGACCCCGCCGCCGTGTCGTTTTTCAATTTCTTCACTACCCCTACCAATAATAACATAATCAAATGACTACTAACAATCAATGCAATCACACCTTGGAAATTGCCGAGGATATGTACAACTCCTATGCTGACGGGAAAGAGCGCCATACACGCCAGCCGATGGTGAAGTACGCCGACTTGCCGGACGACGACAAAGCCGGATGGCTGAACGTTGCTGAACAGGCCCTCCCCATCATCGGCAAGCACGCGATGGGGGATGTTCGCGATTATCTCACCGGGCAGGCCCATGCCTCTACAGGCCTCCCTAAATGGCTCTACTGGGCCGGGGCCGGCATCGTTGGCGTCATCCTTGGCGGTTTGGGAATGTCCCTCTCCGGCTGCGGCCATTCCGTGGACGTGACGCCGGAAAAGACGGTTGTCTGCAAGGGCGGTTCCTGCCTGGTGCTGGAACCGGGGCATATCTCCTACAGTCAGGCCCAGCCGGAAACGGATGTTCCGCCCGTCGTGCAGGTCATCCCCTACAAGAAATAAGGCCATGTGTAAGCTCTCCGATGTACCGGCGCGGTTCTTGGATTTTGCCAAGGCTTCACCCGTGTTTGCCTGCGTCATGCTGTCGCTGGTTATTTGCGGCGCTGCCTGCTGGTACATCGGGGACGTCATGGGTCACCACAATGACCGCCTTTGTGATTTGATGACCATGCAGACACAAGCCCAGGTGGAGACGGCCAAGGCGATCCAACTGCTTGCCGTCCGAATCGAAAACATAGAAAAGAAACTGGAAAAGTGAATAAGCTGCTGAATCCTTCCGTTCTTTTGCCGCTGATGGGGGGGCAGCGGCCCGGCGTTTTTGCCGCCTGCGGAGACACGGCTGCAAGCATTGTCGCGTTCTGCTTCCCCATTGCTAGCCTTGTGTTCGTCCGATGAGCGGACTACTGACCAACTGTAAAGTTTTTCTTACAAGTTCAATCATATTAACAATTAACCATTAAAGGAGAATAATCAGGAAAATAGCTATTGATATAGGCCATGCCAACAACACCGGGGCCCGCGGGAACGGGCTTGAAGAACACGCCGTCGCGGCGACGATCGCCGAACGCCTCGCCCCCATGCTGGAACGGCTGGGATCCCGGGTGGATGTGATTGACTTTCCGAAGATGACCAATGCCCAGGATCTGAACGCTACCATCAAGGCCGCCAACGAAGGAGGCTATGACTTCGGAATTTCCCTGCATTGCGATTCGGCTGACAATCCCCAGGCTCATGGCGCCCATGTATGTTTCTACCCGGGAAGCGTCAAAGGGAGCCGGCTTGCCATATGCATCGCGGAACCTCTTTCCCGGTTGCTGCCCGGACGGGCCAACACCGTGCAGTCACGTCCGGGCCTCGCCGTCCTGAAAAGGACCCGCTGCCCGTGGGTGCTGTGCGAATGCGGGTTTATCACCAATCCTGAAAACGCCGCCATGATGAAGGACCATCCCGGACGCATTGCCGAAGCGATTGCCGAAGGGGTGAAGGACTACCTCAACCAGTAACCGCCCATGACCTACCAGGCCCCCTACGCAGCCCGCTACGTTTCCGCCGCCGGCAACCAGATTCAGCTGCTCAACCTCTGGGACGATACGCCGGAGCCGCCCCGCTTCGGCGGTTCCATGGAGGCATTCGAAACGTCGCTGGTCGACGGCCCCAGGGCGTTTGCGCAGGGGCTTGGGAGCGCCGTGGAGCAGCGCACCGTCGCGTTTTACCGCTGGTTCGTCGATTATCAGGACATGGCCACCTATCAGGAGAACATGGCTCTGTGGCTGGCCAGCAACCAGAACGGCTATCTCTACCTGCAGTTCGCCGCACAGCCGCAATGGCGGTTTGCCGCCGTCATCACCGGCTACCAGTTTGAAACCGAAAACTTCGTCCCGCCTCCGTCTCCTGAGGACGGCTATCTGTGCCTGCTGGTCACGCTGACCATGACCGTCACCGACAGGACCCCGGACAATTCCAACTGGGTTTTTGCCGTGACACCCGCTTCTTTTGACTTGCCCGTCCAGGGGGGTGAATATACCGTGAACGTGGAATCTTCGTTTACCCCGGGTCCGGTCGGGCAGGGGTGGCAGATAGCCGACGTCTCCGAAGGGTTGACTGTCTCCGATGTCGTCAACGGCAACAACGGATCATTCAAGGTGGTAGTCTCCGCCAACGAGGGAGACGAGGACAGGACCATGTCGCTCCAGGTCATTCAGGACGGAACCGGGCAGGCTGTTGAGGTTGAATTTCGTCAGCCGCTTCCTACTTTCTCCTTTGGCCTTTCTCCAACCGAATTGCAGGTTCCCATTACGGGAGGCGATTATTCCGTGAATGTGTCTTCTTTTTACAGTCCGGGAGATGTCAGCGTTGACTGGACGGCCAGTTCTACGAGTTCCTCTGTCGTCATCTCCGATGTGGTCAACGGGAACAACGGATCATTCAAGGTGGCAGTCTCCGCCAATGAAGGAGCGGCGGGAACAGTAAGAATCACCGCGACACAACAGGACTCCGGGGAAAAAGCGTACCTTAGAGTGCTGCGCGCGGGACTGGTCACGCGCAATTATACGCTCCCACCTCCCCAGGGAGAGTATACGTATGTCCCGATGGGATACAGTTCTTGGCGGTTCATCCCCTCGGACGTTTATCCCGATTTCCCGGAAGGCAACCCGGAAGGAAAGGGAATCACGCTGCAGGAAATCGTGACGACGAATCCTACGAGCGCCAATTCAGGCACGTTGTCGCTTTACCGGGTGGAAAATGGAACGGCTTCTCTTCTGGCTACCAGCAACGAGGCTGTTTCTACCGGAGAGGGCGGAAATGTGAAATGGACGTTTTCTCCAGGCGTGGAAATTCGTTCGGACTGGCAGCTGGTTGTAGAAAATCAGAACGGCATTTATGAGAAGAACGCCATGCTGAACAACCCTCAGTCATTTGACGGCCTTGGCAATGATGCTTATCCGGCCGCCGCTACCGCCCCCGGACGCACGTTCAGCTTATCCCTCACCATCCGCTATACTTCTATTGATTACCCTTCTTAACAACATATCAACCATCATCATGAACGAACCACAAGAACACGGGATAGAACGGCTTTTCGTCGAATTCGCCGAAGAATGCAACAAGAACCCGAATCTGAAACAGGCGGTGCAGGAATTGAAGGAAAGCGTCTTTAATGCCTCTCAAGCCGCCGGCGTCGATCCCTCCCATGCCTTCGGCGTCATCATCCGGGATATGATGCTCCTGGAATCCTTGCAGAAACGCGTGGAAGAATCCCGCAACGCCCTCACCGCCGGGAAACTGCCCGCTTTCGTGATCGAAGAAGCCCGCCAACAGCGATAACCCTCCACATCTACCACCATGGCAACCAAGAAAGAAATCGAAATCAAACTCAAGTCCACGCTGGACGGAAAAGGCGTGGAAGAAGCAAAACAGCAGATCGACGCGCTGAACAAGTCGACGGAACAACTTGATAAGGGGAGCCAGCAGGCAACCCGAAGCGTCAAGCGTATGGGGCAGGGGTTGCTGCAAGTCGCCTATTTCATGGACGACGTGCAGTACGGCATCAAGGGCATCCTGAACAATATTCCCGGGCTGGTGATAGGCTTCGGAGGCGGCGCAGGTCTGGCCGGGGCTGTCTCCATTGCCGTCTTAGCCGGAGCGAAGCTTTACGAGTGGATGGGGAAGACGGAAGCAAAATCCAAAGAACTCGCTAAGGCCCTTGAACAACAAAATGAAGCCATTAAGGAATCCCAGAAAATCGTCGCGTCCTTCAATAACGAGGCGGCTTTAAAGACGTCCAATGATTTGACGGCAAAAATAGCAGGAAACCGAAAAGAAGAAGCCAAGGCATTAAAAGAATCTGTACGGGAGCAGCAGCGTTTGCTGGACCTGCAATCAAAGATTCTGGACAATCAGGATCAGGCGGATTTGTTGAAACTGGAAACTGATTACTATAGCGGGGCGTTCGGCGATCCTGAAAGTTTTTCCGCGCGTTTGTTCTTTGAAGGCAAACAGGAAGACATCAGGCTGCGAGCCCGTGCCCGGCATCGACAAGAACAGGAAGAGTCCGCGAGAATCAATGTATCTAACGCGGAAAGGGATTTAGCGTCAAAAACCGAAGCCACCAACAGAAACAGCGAACGTTTGGGAGGATTGCAGTACCAGAATATTTTATCCTACCAGGAACGGGAAAAGCTCAATGGCGAAATCCTTAATGCGGAAAAACAAATATTTGATAACTTGCTTTCTATAGCTAAAGTAAGCCGAAATGGGGCAGAACAAGCAGGAGGATGGACGACACTTGGAAGAATCTCATCTAATGATATGAGAGAGTGGATTAAGCAATTAATAGAAAATGGAGGCGATACTTCTGCTTTAAACAATACATTTCTACAGAAAGTGAGAATATTTGATTCTAAGTTCGATCCATCACTCCCAGAATTTAGAACAGCCTCGAAATTCATGGAAGATGTATTAGCCGCAGGAAATGGCAGGGTGCAGTTAGATCGCCTGAACGCCTTAAGAAACCAAAGGACGGCTTCTGATAACGCGCTTGTCGATGCAGGATATGACGTCAGCACGGATGATGCGTTGCGTGAAGCATATAAGAACAGAGACAAAGCGGTAGAACAGGCGCAGGAATCGCTTAAAAAGGCGATAGAAGATCAAACGGAAGCGGAGAAATCTTTAACTACAAGCACGCAACAGCTTGAAGAAGTCCGAAAAATAAATGCTTCCGAAGAAAAAATTGATGAAGCGCAGCGGGAGAGGAACGAGGCTGTGGAACAGCAAAAAAGGATTGTCCAGGCACAGAAGGAGAATGAAAACGCTATTAAAGATCAGATACGGGAAAGGGAAAACGAAGTCCGTGAACTGAAAAAGGAAATCTCCAGGCTTAAAGAGCGAACCAAGAACCAGAGGGACAAACGTGACAATATCATCGAGAACGTTAACCTGGCCGGATTCAGCAAATCGTTGACCGACGCCTTGTCAAGCCCCGATAGAGATGTCAGCGGAAGAGCGCGGGAACGAAAATCCAATATTAATGAAGCCTATAGCGCCATCATCAGGTACATCAAAGACGCTTTCAAGGATAACAGGGTCACCGAGAACGAAATGGAGGTTCTCTCGAAAAAATTAATGCAGGAACTGTCCTCAAGAGGCGAGAATAAAATCACCTATGCACAAACGCTTGATTTAGTGAAACGCATCATTGCCCTGGTAGAAAAGGGATCTTCCGACGGAAATCAATATCGTGCCGCGATCAAATCCATGGAGGCACGAGTTCAACGGCTCGAAAAAGAGTCCCAGGCACAGAAAACCGGTCTCAATATGGTGGCAGGCTGGTTCGTATCTTGACATTTTTGGATAATCACGTATCAGAAAAAGAGCATGAATCAGGACATGTACTACATTGCGATCGCTGATGGGAAAACGGAAGGTCCCGTTTCGCTTGAGGTTCTGGAATATTATTTTAACCAGAAAAAGATCAACGCGAAAACCATGATTTTTCAAGAGGGGGGGCAAGAATGGGAAGAGTTTGAGAAGGTATTGGCGAAATATCATAAAAAAATAGTACCGAAGACAAAGGCATCAAGTAGTCAAACGCCTTCCTTTACAACCCTTATAGGTTATTATTTCCCTATGATAGGGGGATTTGTAGCTGTTGCTGGAATCATCGGATTTTTTGTTTGTATAACAAACGAATTGGTCGGTTTGTCCATTGCCTGTCTTTTATCTGGATTCTTTTCGTTAATGTTTTTCCTGTGGATGGGGCAAATTTACGACCGGATTGCGGAATGCGTCCATATCTTGAAAAACATGCAGGACAGGAATAAATAGAACCTTAACCTTTTTACAAGCAGCAGGAACCACGACATCACCATCAATGATTTGCTGGCTCTCAAACCGTCGAGCCTCAATCACGCGCAAAGAAGCTTTTCCGCCTCCACCATTACCGCGGTTTATCCCGTCCGAACGCTGGGGGAAGTCTTGCCCTTCCAGCAATTCGATACCGTCACCATCTCCCAAAACGGGAACACCATTCTTGCGGGCCTCGTTTCCAGCATCGAAAAGACCTACAGCGGCTCATCCCGTGCCTGGAAAATCGTCTTTTCCGATCCCTGGTATTACCTGGACAACTGCTTCGCCCTGGATTCCGAATGGAAGCCGGTCTTTTCGATGTGGCAAAGCACCGGCGGCGGGAATGAAATCATCCCTAAAATAAGCATTTCCTCAGCCCTTTCCCGGGTGCTGAATCTGGCCAAACACCATCCGGCGGACTACGAGCTGCGGATCAGCGACGACAAAATGCTGATCCCGTGGAACGCCTCATGCGATACGCTGGGAAGCCTTCTCCAATCCATCCGCCACTGGTCGCCCCGCATGGTCACGTACTACGACTACAGCGGCGCGCGGCCCAAGCTGATCATCACGGACTATGACGTCCTGACGCCTATCTCCCTGCCATTGCAGCCGACGACGACGATCAAGTCCATGGATGTATCCCTGGTCCCCCGGGCCGACCTCGTGCCTCCCTGCGTGGCGATTGTCGCGGAAACTACCGGAAGCAACGGCTATCGCGTCTCTTACCTGTCCAAATACCCGGAAGACGGCGATCCGACCTTGCCGCACTCCATCGTTTACCGAACGTCAGTAGACTTCTATTATTCTAAGTATAATTCTACAGGAGAACCGGTAGAAGATCCTCAACCGGTACAGGGAACCAGGGCCGGCAGCCTGTCCTACCAGCGCATGAAAGTGACGGGGACAAGGATTGACCAGAACGACATGATCAACAGTTTCTGGAAACATCATTTCCCGTGGATGAAAGAGGTAGGAGCCATCGCCGTCTATGACCAGGACCCGACCATCACGGGGAAGCCTTGGGAGGGGGACGAGAAGGACAAGCCGAAGGGTTATAAAGAAGACGCTACCGAGTTTGAATTGACGGACGGGCAAATTCACACTAAATCTTATCATCCAAAATGGTGTAATACTACGATAAAACAGCGTCTTGCCATCCCAGAAGGAGCGGCTCCGAAGTGGAGGGAGAAATTCAAGAATGTGGGAACGCTGGAAGGCGTGCCCTGCTTTTGGGAAGAATTCTCGGTAGATCTCGTCACCATGGATCGGAAATCCTCAAGCTACCCCATTGACGGCATCTACAACGGGGAACAGCCCTCCAACGGTCCGGAAGAAGGGGAATCGCCGCAACCTTCGGAAGGCGTTCCCTATGGGGATATTGCGAAAATGGTATGGGAATCCATGCAGGAATTGCCCTGGGACGGCTCTATATCCTTTGTCGCACTGGGAGAGGCTCAAACGCGGCAATACATGGGCCGCCGCGTCTCGCTGCTGGGAGGGAACCCCGCATGGCAGAGTATCAACACCATGATCCAGACGGTGAACCGCGACCTGCAGACCAACGTCATTACGTTGTCCTATGGAGCTTTGAACTATTTAAGCATTGAAGACTGGATAAGATTGAGGAGCATCAACGCCAAATCTCGCGAGTCTTCCACGCTGGAAAACATGCAGGGGGCGCCGGAATCGACGGAATACGGCTTTGACCCCAAGCCGGAATCCCCCACCATCAGCCAGCACATCACCAAATCCACGGGAGAATCCACGCCCGCGCCGGAATACGGCTTTCAGGTGCGCTTGCAGAAAGATACCGAGGGAGCCATCACCGGGGCGCAGATGAAGCCCGGCGCGCTCTATCTGAACGGCTCGCTGCTCGGCAAATATCCGCAGGGGGGCGGTTCCGGATCCTCGTGGGTAACTATCCCCCAAACCAGCGGGGAAGTATGGCTCAACGTCCACTTCGACCATGACGCCAAATTAACGGGCGTTGACGTCTCGGGCATCCCGGGGACAGTCTATCCTATCAGGCTGGCCGAAGAAAAACCGGGTGTCAACTTCGACTATTCCTTTTTGATAGCCGACATCGAAGACGACCAGGTAACCCAGTACGCGCTGGGCATGATCCAGATACCCGTCTTCGGAGGAACCTTCTACCCCTACGGACCAGCTTAACAAACACCATGATCAGAATCTATCTATTCACCTATGCCGGAGACGCAGAGGAAGCCCTCGTTTGTGTCCGATGCGCCGCGGCGGCCCTCCCCGAAGCCGTCATCACTGTGGTGGACGATGAATCCGCCCCCATTGCTGAACGTGCCAGAACCGCTCTTGTAGAAGCCGGTGCGCGGTATCGTCAAACCGGCTGGACAAGGAACGGCAACCTGCGCGGCCCGGAATGCGTCCGGGGCATCATTTCCACGCTGGCCGGGGAAGCGGAGGATGAAGACGTCATCGTCAAAATCGACTCGGACACGCTCCTGTTGTCGGGCGGCTGGATCCTCGACATGGAGCGCAACGGGCTGGCGTTGCACGCCTCCGGCTACCAGGTCCCCGGCCACCCGTCCGAACGCTCCGCCTATGGGCCGTGTTACGCGATCAGCGGACGGGCGGCCAGACTGGCGGCTGAGGAACTGATGCAGGCTGACATCCCCGAGCTCGCTCCCGAAGACCTGACGATCTGCCGGACCATCCAGGGGCTCTTTCCCCAGGAGAAGATCCGACTTGATGAGCCGTGGACGCCCTTCTACCGTGAAGGGAAGTGGACGGCATGGAACTGGTTCAGCATCGCCGTAACGCCGAAAAAATACGCCGAATTCTGGATGGTCACCTTCGGCAACCCGCGCCCCACGAACATTCCCAAATCCGAACGAGCCCGCGCCATGGACGCCTTGTTCCGCTACCGGTTCCACGGGGAAGGGAAGGAAGGCTAACGGGCCAGTCCGACGGCAATCTTGCTCATGGCCTCCTGGACGTCCGACGAATCCGGGCGGAAATACACCCGCTCAATCTCTTCGGAGTCGTGGCCGACAATGAAGCGGCACAAATCCGGGGACACCCCGGCCAGGCGCAGGACGGTCACGGCGGTCGCCCGGAGGCTGTGGAAGCTCTTTTCCGAAAGCCGGTGCCGGTCGCCTCTCACCTCCCCGGGCATCTCTCGGATAATCCCGTACGTTTTCAACAATGTCGTGAACTCTGTGGAAAGCTTGTCGGAACGTCCGCCGGCATGGGCATGGCGAAGCGCGGCCAGGGGAAACACATAATCGTTCACCCGGTTGAGCAGACGCCTTTCCAGAACCTCTTTCAAGGGCTGGATGATCGGCTTGTTCATGCGGCGACGGCTCTTCTGCGTAGTCATGAACAGGAAGGAGTTCTTCAGGTCAATCTGCTCCCATTTCAGCGTCGCCAGGTCTCCGAGGCGCTGGCCTCCGGTATAGAGGCACACCCGCACCAGATCCGGCCATTCATCCGGGAACCGTTCAATGATGGTATTCACTTCCTCCATGGTGAAGGCGCCGCGCAGCTGCTTTTCCGCCTGATGGTCCGCCCGGGAAGGCATGACGCCCCGGAACGGATTCCGGGAAAGGATCTCCCGGTCCACTGCGACATTGAACGCGGTGGACAGCGTGGACACATAGCGGATGACGGTTCCGGCGGAAACGCGCTCCAATTCCGTTTCTACAAAATCCTTCGCCATCCCTTTATTCAGGGCGGCCAGCGGCATATTCCGCCGGTCCCCCAGGAACGCCAGAAGCCTGCGGACGGCCATGCCGTCCCGCTCATAGGCCCGCTTCTTGTTTTTCCTCCCGTCCAGCCAGTCAAAGAGGAACCGGGTTACCGTCATGCCGTTCATGGTGGCTTTCAGCACGCCGGCCTGGTCTCCGGCAATGGCCTTCACCTTGTCCAGGTCGAAAACCCCGTACCGGGCTTCCTTCTCCATCTCCTGGGCCACCAGCCGCGCCCGTGCTTCATTCTGGGACATGACCGATTTTTTATTGGCTCCCGGAAGAAGCGCCTTGGGAACCACGTCGATGCCGGTGGTTTTCCGAAGCTCTTTGCCGTCCAGGGAGCGGAAGACGGCCACCCATTTGTTGTTGCGTTTGATGATGCCTGCCATAGTGCTGTACAGTCCATAGACAATGTACAGTCGTATGTACAGGGCTCATTTGTCCGTCAGTGTCCATCTATGTCACACCAAGTGCCCGGAAACGCCCTAAAATCAAGCAATATGTCTTCCTGTGTCTTTCGAAGATTGGCATCGCGTACGGGACTCGAACCCGTGTTGCCCGCGTGAAAGGCGGGAGTCCTAGACCGCTAGACGAACGCGACTTGAACCGGTTTTGACAACATCTTGGAGGCGGGAGCGGGAATCGAACCCGCGAGTTATTCCGGCATATATTCAGGGTGTATTTTGTCATGATTTTACTAGGTTTTTTATGTTTGTTGTTGATGGATTTACTACGCTGTACTACGTTGCTCCTATGGCGTCCTACTACAAGCGCAAGGATAGTCCCTATTATTGGGTTGGCGTGATGCGTCCGGATGGGCGGCGGAAATACCGTGCGACAAAAATCAGGCATGACCAGCCTGGGGCCCTGCGGCGTATTCTGGAATATGTGCGCGGACTGGAGAAAGAGGAACAGATGGCCCGGAATGAAGATGGCCGCCAGTTGTTCAAGGCGTGGGTGCCGGCGTTCCTGGAAGAGTTTCAACGTGAAGGCACGCGACGCCGTTATCAGGTGGCGTGGAGGCATTTGGATTTGTTTTTCAGGCTCCGGGATGTTCAGCATCCGGGGGAAGTGGATTATAACCTGTTGAAAGATTATGTGGCTTTCCGGACGGATGCGGCCATGGCTAAGGAGTACGGTTGGCGCGCGTGTACCCGCAATAGTGCCATTCTGGAGCTGAAGGTGCTGGGGCGCATCATGACGGAGGCGGTAAGGAAGGGCTATATTTTCGCAAACCCGTGTTATCACATGGGCTTGAGAAAAGACCCGGCGCGGGAGAAAAGGGAAATCACGAAAGAAGAAGAACGGCGCATTGTGGAAGCCTTGAAAGAGGCTCCGGAATGGATGCGGGATTCTTTCATGATTGCCATGAAGCAGGGATGCCGGCTGAAGGAAGTTCAGGTGCCCGTGGAACGGGTGGATCTGGAACATGATACTATCCGTTTTCTTGGCAAGGGGGGCCGGATGCACGAGGCTCCGTTGCATCGTGACGTTAGGCCGATTGCGGAAAAGGCCATGCGGGAGGGGCGTTCCTCCCTGGTTAAGTTGCCGGGGAACGCAAGCAAGCAATGGTGCCAGTTTTTTGACGATTTGGGGATGCCTGATTTGAGTTTCCATTGTACGCGGGTAACGGTAGTGACCCGGCTGGCGCGCGCGGGCTTTTCTGAAGGGCAATGTATGCAATATGTAGGGCATGCGTCGGAGTTGGTACATGCGATTTACCGCAAACTGAAAGCGCGTGATGTGGCTCAATTAGGTGATGTTTTGTAGGCGTCAAGGTTGCATTGCGGGATGCCGTGAGGGCCGGTAGGGCTTTTGCGTTCTTTGTACGGGCGGAATTCCGGGTTTGCCTTGAGCCATGCCAGGGCGTCTTTAATCAGGATGCGGCCGCCTGGGAACGGGCAGCCCCATTTTTTCATTGCGGAGGTGAAAGCCATGGTAACTCCAAGCGCGGCGGCAAGCTGGGTCTGGTTAAGCAGTCGCGGGGAGTTGCTCGGCAAGTTGCGGAGTTCTTCTTTTTCTTTTTGGGTCATTGGTGTGTGGGTGGTTAGAGGTGGATGATATAAGGGGTGATGGCCGTGCAGGGGAGGCCGTGGAGTTTGATGTGTTCGGCGTAGGGTGATGTTGGGATGTGGTAGCGGCAAAAGGTTCCGGAAGTCCGGTGGGTTTGCAAGTAACAGGTTTCCCCGTCCTTCCCGGTGCGGCGGCTGATGATGCAGGCTCCTAAGTTTAGGGGGGTGGCCGTTACGGTAGTGTCGGTAATGTCCGGATCGGCGGCATTGATTTTGTAGTCAATTTTCTGTTCCGGTGCCCATAGCTGGCAGTTTCCGCAGCATTGGCAAGAGGTGAAGTTGTCTTCAATGTAACTTGTTTCTATTTTATAAACATACATAATTTTTTAATTCATAATGTTTTAAGTGTTTTTTTTGAAGATGGCGCCGTTTTGGCGTTTTTTTAAGGGTGTAGTTTATGATAATTTTTTTATATTTAATAATTTATCTAATGGCGCCGTTTTTGTCTTTCGAGTTTCCCGGGCGTTTCTGATTCTCATTCCGAGATCTAGCCGGTTGTGACAACGTTGGCAAAGAACGATTAAATTCGGATAGGCGTTGTTTTCCGGTCCTTCCAAGTATTGGATATGATGGACGGTGAGAATAACCTTGCTTCCTGTAATGGGGTGTGCCTGATGGTTTGTTGCTTGGCAGAGTTCACACTTGTTTCCGGCGCGGTATCGTTCGCGGAGGCTGATAAACTTCCAGTCAGGCGGATATTTAGATTTGTCTTTGATCGGCATAGTCGAAAAGTGTTAATTGGGGGTTGTAATTTAGCCATAAGCATTCAGTTTTTTTGTTCCCTTGCGTATCGTAGGAAGGTGTTGTTTCCTTTCTCCAGCCGTCGAGATATTTTGTGTAAAGCGGAGAGTTGTAACCGGAAAGAACAACATACCCTTTTAAGGTTTTAAGAAATTTTAGAAGGCGAATGTGTTGCTTTATGGTGTATTCATAATGGTATCTTGTTCTTTTGCCGCGTGTGGATTGAACGTAGGGAGGGTCAACATAGTGGAGCGTGTTGGGGGAGTCATATCTTTGCATGATTTTGAGTGCGTCCATTTTGTTGACTTCAATATTTCTACGCCTTAATTCCCATGCACATGATCTTATAATTTCAGGGTATTTTCTCCATGTCGCGGGATATGTTGTATCTCTCAATAACCCGTCTCGCTTGAAGCCTGGTTTGTAAATGCCGCCGCCGTAGCTCAACATGCAGTTTGTAACAAAAAAATAGGCATCTTCTACGGTGTCTTCTGATGTTGCAAATGACCTGTTATAAGTTTCTTGAGCATAGGGTGTCAGTTCAAGCATGCGTGCAAGGCGTTCTGATTTTTCATTGTCTCTCAAAACAGAAAAAAAATTAACAATCCGGTCATACATGTCATTGTAAACCTCAAGAAATGCAGGCTTTTTATTTAGCAGTACGGCTCCTGTAGCACCGAAAGATTCAGTATAAAATTTGTGTTCTGGAAAGAAGCTAACTATCCACGGAGCCAATTTATGCTTGCTTCCTAAATATCTTAATAGTTCTCCTTTCGTGTTCATTTTTTTTCTCTCCTTTTCCGGTTGAGTATTTTTCTTTTAATTTCCTTCCAGTTGTTGCCGATGGAGCCGGTGCATATATCCTTGACTATGGAGCCGTCATACATTGCTTCAATGTGCATGGCGTCAATTTTTAAGTGGGCTTTCCATACGTTAAGGCCGTATTTCCTTCTTTTGGCCGGAGCTTTCATAGTGATATTTGATTAAGCGGTTTTCTGGTTGAGGGTGTATTGATTCTTCAGGGCATTGTGCAGGGACAGAGCCATTTCATAGGCCATGTGGACTTCTACGGCGTTCCCTATGAATTTCCTTTGCTGGGTTTGCGTGCCGCAAAGTTTGTAATCTTCAGGGAATCCCATGACGCGGAGGCATTCACGGATGGAGAGCGGGCGCATGCAAATATCCGCAATGCCCCTTTCCCGCATGGCCCGTTTGAGGGTCAGCATGGCTTCCGTGTCTCCTGGGGCGTCCTGGCTGTAATTGGGGCATCCGGTGTAACGGCATGTGTCCAGGTAAAAATAATCCCTTGTGAGCAGGGTTTTCATGGGCTTGTCCAGCGGGTACACAAGCCCTTTAACTCCGGGGCGCATCATGGCGCGGATGAAGGATGCCGTGGCGACGGAGTAATGCGAATTGGTCATGATGGCCGGGCTGGGCCGGTTTAATGATGCTGGTTTGCTTTTGCCGAATTGCTGATCCAGAAATTGGCATTGGACAACGCGCGGTTTAGGAACCGTGGTGAGAGCAGGGCATGGAGCTTCCGTTGCGGAGATCTGGCCGCCTCCGGAATAGTAGGAAGCCATGAAGATGGCCGTGACCGGATATTTCTGCTGTTTGGTGCAAAGGGTTCCCACGGGCGCATGAATGGAAGTGGCGTAACCCTGGCCGTAATAGTTATCCATGAATTTTCCGGCCGCAAGGTACAGGTTTTTCTGTGTGCGGACGGTAACGCAGGGAGCTTCCAGCGGATGCACATGACCGGGGCCTGACATGTACCGGAAGATGAATTGAGGCCGGGCAAATTTTTTGATTCCTTCCGTCAGGCGGCGCAAGGTGGCATCACAGAGGGGTTTTTTCCGCGTGAAAATGGATTGGCCGAAGTCATCAAGGTCAAGAACGTCCCTGCACGGTTTCCAGTTTTCGCGGGAATGGGTGGGAACCGGCCATGCCAGGGGAAGGCCGTAACGTCCGAACTGAATAAACAGGCGTTTCCGGGAGGTGTAGGCACCAAAATCCGCAGCGTTAAAGATGCGCCAGTCCCCGGAATATCCCATGTCTAAAATATGGGAAAACCATAACTTAAAGGATTCTCCCTTGCGGGCCTTGTCCGGCACCAGTTTTCCGTCCTTTTCCAGCATGGGGCCCCATTCAAGGAATTCCGTTACGTTTTCAATCTGGATATAGTCCGGTTGCAGGGCTTTGATGTAACGGTAAAGGTGCTCCGCAAGGCTGCGGCTGTCCGGATCGCGCGTCTTGCCGCCTTTCGCGCGGCTGAAATTAGTACATTCACAGGATGCCCATAATACTACTTTAGTATCGGGGTAACGCAGACGGAGCATGGCAACGCGTGCGGCAATGGGCGAGATGTCCAAGGTTCTGATGTCTTCCGTGTAATGGAGGGCGTCAGGGTGATTGGCCGCGTGGGACGCTATGGCCGTTGCGTCATGGTTGACGCAGGCCACCACCTGCACGCCGGGCACTTGGCTTACTCCGGTAGTGACGCCGCCCGCGCCGCAGAACAGGTCTATATATAAAAGCCGGGGTTGATATGTGGGAAAGGAAGCGGACATGTTTTGATTAAAGGTAGTTGTTTTCCGGAAGCGGGTAGTTGTTGAAAAGGCTGGAAGTTCCGTTCTCCAGGTTTTGCTGAAGTTCAGCCAGTTGTTGGTTCAGTTGCTTAATGGTTTCCGTTTTTTGCAGATAACTCTGAATGTCAGGATGATTCATTTCTCCCGGCGTCAGTCGGAAAGCTATTTGCACGGCGTCTTTCCCCGGCCCGTTCATTCCGTCGTACCGGATAGTGATGCCTTTTGAGTATGAGGGTCTTCCGACAGGGTAAACGCAAAAGGCGGTTTTAAGGCGATAAGCCACAATGCCGAATGACCAGTTATTTCTAGGGCTGTTCCCCCGCATGGGGTTTTTCAGAAAGCGAATAAGATCACCTGCTTTGATGTCGTCAAATTGGTTTGTCTTTTTCATGGGGATTATTCGATTTCTTCAAGGTTGTTTATGGCACTTGTTATGTATTCACAGGCTTCCTGCATGGCGTAAATGGCATTTTCTGATTGCTCTATGCGGTTGAGCATGTTTTCCGGGAGGTTATCTTTATACTCTTCTTCTTCCTCCATGATCGTTTCCAGCTTTTCAAGGAGGTTTTGGAGGTTGTCATGCAGGTCTTCTATTTCTTTGCGGCGTTGTTTATTCATATTTTTTTGATGGTTGGTTGTGGTTGAGGGCTGGCGGCGAGGCAGTCGAGGGTGGTTCTTAATTTCGTATGCTTGTACAAGGCGTATGAAATGATTCCGTGGATCAGGTCTTTCGTCGGGATATGGATGTGTCTAGCAATGCCTTCCAATGCCTGGAAGTCTTCTTCGTCGAGCCGGATGATGAGGTTGGTTTGTAATGATGTCGTAGCCATAGCTCTAAAATTGACTAATCGGCAATCTTCGTCAAGAGAAAAGTTGATTATTCATCAATATTTGTGTTTCGCCTTGACATGCAATTAACGGTTTGTCAATTTTCTTCGCATGGAGGATCTACGATCAGATTTTAAGCAATGGATGAAAGAGCATGGCAAGAGCCGTGAGTGGGTAGCCGGGCGATTAGGTATGGCTAAGGGGACGTTGAACCGGTGGATGTCAACTACTCCGATTCCAGAAAAAAAGCAAAAGTTGCTCCGGGAATTGATGGAGAAAGAGCAGCAACCGAAGCAGGTTGAGATCAGTATGGATTTTACGCCGGAGCAACTGGAAATGATTCGTCAGGCTGCGGCGTTGAGGGGGGAAACTCCCGGAGAATGGTGTGAGCGGGCGATTAAGGCCTTAACTGCTGTGTCCGTAGCCCTGAATGATTATCACCGGTTAGGCGGGAAGGGAGGATAAAAAAGCCGTGCCTGGTGAGAGGCACGGCGGAAGGAAATGCAGATATATTATAGAACTTCTCTTAGTAGCTCTTCACGTTTTTTCCCCGATTCTATTTCCGCTTCTTCCCAAAATTCCTGTTCTGTGATGATAACAGTAGGAGAACCCGGTTCCATAGCATGGGCCAGTTTTCCGCCGATATTTCCGTGTTTGTAAGCTGTTGACCCTTCAGCGCACCATATCAGGAGGTCTGCTCTGGAGCTTTTGCTTGATATTCCGCCGCCTAAATTTTCCACAATTTTTTCTAAATGTTTCCGTTGCGCATAAGGTGATTTCCCGGTGAATAGGCACCAAGTCCTTTTGAAAGCCGGCCAGTTTTTTGATTCATGGGAGGCGGTGCGTTGGCGAGATATCCATGATTCTGATTTTGCAAGAAGAGTATCAGAACCAAAAGGTTTAAGAAAAAGTAACATGCGGATTTTTCCTTTTCCTGTTTCTAAATAACTGGTCATGATTTCCCGCGCGGTTTTATAGGGTTGCCAAGTAGATATTTTTTCTGATTCAGGAGGCAAAAAAGAAATAAGACGGGAGATAAGTTCTGCGGTGATTGAAGATGAATAGCTGAGGGAAAACAAGTGTTTAGCAAGGTGATTCCATAAATGATTGTAATACAGGAGTTTTTCTTTATCTCGGCTAATGGGATTTCTACCTTGTATTATTTTAAGAGATAAATTCCAGAAATCATAAGGAGAGAGGTTTTGTTCTTTTATGGCCCATAAAACTTCTGAAGCACCTGGCTGTTTTTTTAATCTTTGAAGAGTTGGAAGCACTTCTGGAATATCATCTAGATTTGGAGAGAGATTTAACAAATCGCAAGCAAGCATATATCCTGTAAATTCAAACAGGCAAATATCTGTTTTGCGAGAACCGCAGTTGTGAATGAATAGGGGGTTATCTTCGCTGTCAGATAGCGTATATGAAATGGTTGCCATGATTGCAGGATGGTTATTTTTTGACGATACAAACAAGAAGCTTTATGATGCTGGCAGCAACAAGCCACCCCATGGAAAGAAGAAGGGCAAGCAGGATAATAAGGCCAAATCCTGCTAGAGGTATGCGAGATATTTCCGGTACTGGATAAGTGCGGATGCCGGTGATGAGAGTTCCGATAAAGGTTAGTACTGCAAAAAAGATGCAGACATTGGCTGTTCCGGTGGCAAGGGAAAGGGCGGATTCCTGTTCAGAGGCTTTCTCCTTCCCCTTTTTGGAATTGGGGGCTGTCTGGCTGATGACGGTGGGAATAGCCGTGAAACTGTGCTGGCAGTGCGGGCAAATGCAGGGCTTGCCTACATAGTGGTCCGGGTAGGTGATATTATTGTTGCAGTTTGGACAAATAGTGTTCATTTGCGGAATAGAAGAAACTCCTATATTAGGCTTGATTATGATTGATTAGGCAAGTTTTTTTCTGGATGTTGAAAGGAATTGACAAGCCATTGATATAATAGTTTCATTGATTCGTTATGCGTACTTTTATCTTTATCATGTTTTTGTGCCTTTTTGCCTCTTTGAATGGAGTGTATGCGGATGACGGAGGAAAATTTGTCCTGTTGAGTAAGGAGGAAAGGAAGCAAGAGAAGGTAACTCGGAAAACTTTTGAATATAAGGAGAAGGTGAACAAGGGGATCTTGGTTTATGAAATTGAGGTTGAGGAATACGAGGTGGAAGAAAGGAGAAAATCAGATATACCTGCCAGTCTTGGGGAGAAAGTGGTAAGAATTTATGACCGCTCCGGAAGGGTTATTCCCGGAGAAGTAAAGGTGATCAGGATGGTAAGGGAGGAACGCCGGGGCGCGGAAGTTGTTTTGGTGGGGTTCAAACGGCCTCTTGCTACAGGGGAAAAGATAAAAGCCAAAGTGAAGAGGATAGGGGTGTATGAAAATGATGGGGAAAATCTGGCTGTTTATCAGGTCGTAAAATAATGATAGGAACGGCTGGAAGTACGCTTTTTTGTGTCCCGGCTTAAATAATTCTTGCCTTTTGGCCTCCGGTAGTATTTACTCCCTCGCGCAGTCCCTGCAAACCTAAAAGTCGCGTTCGTCTAGCGGTCCAGGACTCCCGCCTTTCACGCGGGCAACACGGGTTCGAGTCCCGTACGCGATGCCAGTTTTCTTTATTCTTTCCGGCGTCATGAACTGTTCATGACGCCTTTTTTTGTGTTCTTTCGCGTCTTGCCGCGTGCCGTTCTTCCCTTTCTCCCGCCTTCTTCCCCTTGTCCGTTTTTAAGGCGTTTTCACACTTTCATTTTGGATTTGGGAAGCGTCGTTCCTATCCGGGAACGGCGCGCTTTTGTGCAGATTGAAAGGGGGCGTGGGGTTTTGAAGAGTGCTTCGCAAGGCGGAACATACCGGAGCAGGGGCAGATAACGGCGCGTTTTTGAAACGTGGTCAAGGATGACGGCGCAGGGAATAAGCGTTTGATGATAAGGTGAATATGTATCTTATAGCGTACTTGCGTACTTATTACCGGATAATAACGGATAGAAGAATGATATATAAAAAAGATTCCGAAAAGAAAACACGGGGCAAAGGCGCAAACGGCGCGCAGAGCAGGGCCGGCATGGGGAAGGCAGGGCCGCCATGCGTGCGCATGATGGCAGGTGCCGGTGGGGGGCGGCAAGGAATCTTTTAATTGAAGGGCCCTGATCGCGGAGTTCGGCGGACACAGGGAAAAGCGGGAGTGTTCATGAAGGGATTTTTTTAGCGCACCATGAAGGGGGATGGCCGTGTTTTTGTTCGCGTGGGTCTGCGGTTTTTTCGCAAAAGCGGACGGATGGCGGCGTTTTTTTCGTCTTCCGGGCGGCGGACGGGGGAAAGCGGCTGATTTGGAGGGCATTTTTTCGTTTTTGAAAATTTCGCTTAATAGTAGAGAGAGCGAACGCCCGCCGTCGTGAATAGGTGCACGGCGGAGAAGAGTAGCGCGGCGCGGGAGGCTTCCCCCGGTGAATGAGACGAGCATTTGCCGGGTCGCTGGGGCTCCGGGAGCATGCAGGCTCCAGCTGGGGCTTGTCCGGCTTTCCGGGCGTTCGCTTTCTCATGTATTCGTGATATGGGACAGAAGAGAGACAGAGTAAACGGCGCGCTGAAGAAGGCTTTCGCGGAGAAGAATGGAAAGTCTTTGCGTTGGGCGCAGATAGAAGCGGCCAAGGATTCCCCGGCATGGAGGGCTTTTCTGGCGGCGCAGTTTCCGCCGTCCTCCGCGGAAGCGGCCGGAGGCGGCGGAGAGGGCGCGCCCATGGGCGGAGCGTCCGATTTGGCGCGGGCCGGGGAGGCGAAGGAAAGCGCATGGCAGATTTTGAAGAGGATGGAAGAGCAACTGGAAACGGCCGCCCGGTCCGGTGACGTGGGGCTGATTGCGTCGTTCACCCGTGCCGTGCGCGAAGCGCGCGCGAATTGGGAGCGGGCCGGCCTGCATGAGCAGAGGCTTCAGGAGGCGGCCGGAAGTCTGGTGCCGGTTCACGTGTTTCACGAGATGCGGACGCGGGGCGTTGCGCCGCTGGCGGAGCTGATGGCGCAGCAGAGGGATTTTATCGGTTCCCGGCTGGAGGCGGCCGGGCGGCCGCGTTTTTATGAAGCCTGGGACGAATGGGCGCGGGAGTGGAACAGGAAGATTGATGACCTGAACGCGGAAATAAATGGATTGTTGAATCATGTTTAGCAAGTTGAAGATTCATGAGAAGCCGGGCGTGGTGGAGTGGGCGGAAAGATGCCTGGTCTTGCCGCGGGAGACTTCACCGAACGCGCCGGGGCGGTTTTCCACGGCGCGCATGCCGTATATGAGGGAGCCGCTGGAAAGTATCAGGGAAGAGGGGTTGCAGCATATTTACTGGTGCTTCGGCACGCAGTCCGGCAAGACGGTTTCGCTGTTGATTGCGGCAGCGTATTTTATTGACAATGACCCCGCGCCCATGTTGTGGGCGTTGCCTACGGAAATTCTTGCCAGGTCGTTTTCACGGGCGCGGCTCCAGCCGCTTATATCCAAGAATGATGTGCTGGCGCGGCATAAGCGGCGTGACCCTGACGCCTTCACGGCGGCGGAAATGCGCCTGGATTCCATGGAGCTTTACATGGTTGGGGTGTCGGAGCCGGGCAATTTGTCCAGCAGGCCCATTATGCGCTGCGTGATGGACGAGGAAGCGAAGTATAAGCATGAGAATAAGGAAGAAGCGCACCCGGTGGACCTGATTGAAGAGCGCGCGAAGGGCTTTCACCGGTATCAGATTCTGCATGCGTCCACGCCTTCTTCCGAAGATTCTTATTTTTGGCAGAATTTTATTACCACGGACATGAGGAAGTTTTATGTGCCGTGTCCGCGCTGCGGGGAAATGATGCCCCTGGAGTTTAGCCGGAATACGGTGCAATGGGAAAGGCGGGAGGATCTGGAAGGGGATGCGCTGGCGGATTGGGTGCAGGATCATACGTTTTACGTGTGCCCGCATTGCGAGGGCCGGGTGGAGGATTGGGAGAAGATTGGGATGATGGAAAAGGGGGAGTGGCGGCCGACGAATCCGAACGCTTCACGGGCGCGGCGGGGTTATCACCTGAATTCCCTTTATTCCCCGTTTGTGACGTGGGGCCAGATGGCGCGGAAGTTCATTGTGGCTCAAAATGACCTGTTCCGGCAGGTGGCCCTGCACAATTTCCGGAACGGCTGGGAGGCGTTGCCGTTTACGCAGTATGAAATCAAGGTGGGGGATGACAGCGTGCGGGGGCTGCGCGGTGTGTGCCGGCGCGGAGAGTTGCCGCGGCATTATTATTATCTGGTCGTGGCGTATGACCCCGGCCAGAATCAAACTCATTGGGTGGCGCAGGCGATAGGGCGCGGCGGGGAAACATGGGTGGTTGATTGGGGAACCCTGCTGGGCATCAGCACGACGGACGCGACGCCGGGCATAGGGGCCCATTTTGAAAGCCTGGAGTGGGGCGGGGTGCGTCCTGATTTTGGGCTGATTGATTCCGGGGATTGGGCGCAGAAGGTTTATGACGAGTGCTATAAGTATTACGGCAAGCTATGGCCTACGAAGGGGAGCGGCGCAAATTTCGGGAGTTGGAATGTGAGTGAAGTGAAGTCGCATCCGGGGCTGGAGCTTTATTTGTACGTGGACCGCACCGCCAAAATGGAGCTTTACGCGGGGCGCATCCAGAAAGGGGCGGCTCCGGCCCTGCATTTGCCGGAAGATGCGGATCAGGATTTGCTGGCCGGATTGTCCGGGCAGCAGCTTGAGAAGCCAAGGGGCGGCGGGCTGGCGCAATGGCGGAAGCTGCCGAATGACCATTATGGAGACTGCGTAAAAATCGGGCAGGTGTCCTGGTGGGTGCGGCGCGGGGATTTTTACGCGGAAGAAATGAACGCGATTGAAGAAAGGAAGTCAATGACATTCGGGCGTTGTGGCGGATGATAGCGGGTTTTGAAAAAGCTCCTGAAGGGTATGAACCCTATTGTACAGGCTTATGTGGAAAATTATGATTTGCCGGATTTGCAGGGAATGCTGCGGGAAAAGCTGGCGATTCTGGAAGGGCGCAAGGAAATAACCGGGGCCTCCACAGGCGGCGGAACGTCCTACACCGCGCAGGAGACCATGAATTTAAAGGACCATATAGCCTGCTTGCAGGAGGCAATCACGGTCAAGAAGATGGAGGAAGGGGATTTTTCCGGCCTGGCCGCCGCGGATGACGGCGTGCGGGAAGTGCGGTTTGACCATACCATAACACGCTTTTGACCATGGGCAGGAACAGAAGGAAGGTGTATGCCGGGGCGCGCCGCGGTCATGGCGCGCGGGTGAAGATGAACCGGGAACCGGAAACGGCGCGGAGGGAGATGTGGGGAGGGTATGCGGCCGCGTTGCAGTTCGGAGGCTCCAGCGTGTTATACTGGCCTACGCTGGACAGCCGGTTTGAAGTGGATTCCTGGACGCTGGACCGGGTTTGGCGGAATGCGCGGAATCTGGAAGCGAATTCCGGGCTTGCCGGGAAGGCCGTGGCGGATGTGGTGGAGTTGCTGGGCTGGCTGGTGCCCCATGCCTGCACGGCGGATGAAGACTGGAATCATGAGGCGGACCAGATTTTTATGAATCGGGCCGTGAATCCGGAATTGTTTGACGCCCGCGGAGAGCTGAATTTTTTTACGGCGCAGATATGGAGCGAGCGGCAGCGCGTGATTGACGGCGATATGCTGACGGTGCTGACCAGCGGGCCGGATGACGGCGGGGCGTTCGCGTTTTACGAGGCCCCACAGGTGCAATCTCCGGCTGATGGGGGGAAGGCGTGGAATTGCGGCGTGATGCGGGATAAAAACGGGAGGACGGCAGCCTATGGGCTGCGGCATCCGGACAAGGGGGAGGTGACGGTAATTCCGGCCCGTGATGCTATTTTGTACCGGCATAACATGGGCGGAGGGAAGCCGCGCGGCCTGTCCGATTTGCACCGCGCTATCCGGAATTTGCATGATGAGGCGGATATTGTGGGGTATGTCAAGCAGTCTGCCAAGCTGGCCGCCTCCGTTGGGCTGGTGGAAACGGGGGACGCGGAGAAACGGCCGGGCATGGGGACCGTGGGCAAGGTGTCCGTGGGGCCGGACGGGCGCAGGGTGGAGCAGGTGTTGGGTGGGCCTACTGTCCACCAGCTTCCGCCCGGCCGGGATTTGAAGGTGCTGACGGATAACAGGCCGTCTCCTAATGTGATGGCGTTGCTGAAGCATTTGATGGATGAGGTGGCTTATGGCATCGGGCTTTCTCCGGCGTTGCTGTGGGAGCCTGACAAGCTGGGAAGCGGCGGCATCCGGTTTGTGATGCAGAAGCTGAAGCGTTGGCTGAAAATCAGGCATGCCTACAGGCAAATGTGGTGCGTGCGGGTGTGGCGTTTCATGCTGGCGCGGGAAATGGCCCTGGGACGGCTGCGCTTGTGCCGGGATCCGTATTGGGTGCGGTGCCTGTGGACGCCCATGAGCGACATGACTATTGACCTGGGCCGGGAAGGGAATCTGATGATTAACCTGGTGGATTCCGCTCTGGCGGATCAGGATGGCTGGTGCCTGGCCAATTACGGATGCACGTTTGAGGAAATAGTGAAGAATAAGATACGGAATCTGAAGATGGCTAAAGAAGCCTGCGCCCGGAACGGACTGACCCTGCAAGAGGTGATTCCGGGAGCGAACCGCGGCGGGGTAGCCGCGGCGGCGGAGAAACCGGAAGAGGAAGAGCCGGGAACGGGCGGCGGGGAAGAGGAAGATGGCTTGCATCCCCATGAATAGCAATTTTGAAAAAGCTCCTGAAGGGTACAGAACAGTAATAAGTGATGAATAAGATTGTTTTTGCGCAGATGGCGGCACGTCTGGAAGGCGGTGCCGGTGAACAGAAAAAAACGGGCATGCTTGCCTTTTCCCGCATCATGGAGGCGGAAGAGAAGGTAGGGGTGGCTACCATTTCCGGTTATATCGGTTACGGCAATGCCACGGTTGACGAATTTACGAAGCACCTTGAAGAGTTGAAGGCGGAGGGGTGCACGAAGTTTGAAGTCATCCTGAATTCCATGGGCGGCAATTTGTTTGAGGCGTCCGGGATTTACGACATTATCAAGGGGTGCGGGATGGAGGTGACGGCCAAAATTTACGGGGTGGCCGCTTCCGCCGCGACGCTGATTGCCTGTGCGGCGGGCCGGGTGCTGATTTCGGAAAATTCCCGTTATATGGTCCACCGGGCGCGCGGGTGCGCGGTGGGGACGGTGGAAGAGATTGAGGCTTACGCGGCGGATCTGAAGGACGCGGAAGGGCAAGTGACAGGCATTTACGCGGAGCGTACCGGAAAGAGCCCGGAAGACGTGCTGGCCGTGCTGAACGCGGAGACGTGGATGAACGCGGAAACGGCCGTGAAGGAAGGCTGGTGTGACGAAGTGATTTCTCCGTCCGCTGCGGAGTCCGGCCAAAAGGAAACGGCCGCGCCGGGGAACGAAGAGGACGGCGGCGGGGAAGGGGAAGGCCCTGACGAAGAAGAGAAGGGCGGGCCGCCGCAGAATTACACGGTATTGCGCCGCATGATGGCCGCCGTGGGGCTTGCCGGGAAAAACAGCGTGGAGGAACTGGAACGGGAAGTTGCCCGGCTGGTGGCCGAAAACGAAAGGCTGGCGGCGGAAAATGACGGGTTCCGGGGCATGCAGGGGCAGCAGGCGCGCGTGATGGAGGCGCACGAGCGGGAATTTGAGCAACGCGTGAAGGAGGCCGTTGTGCGGGAAATGGCGGCTATAGGGGTTGCTCCGGTAGGGCTGCCGCCCGCGGAGGGAGCCACGGAAGAGACCGGAAAGAAAGAACCTGCCATGACGAACGAAAAGCTGCGGGAGATGGCCGCGCAGGATGCGCTGGAATGGATTATGGGGCATCCGCAGGAGGCCGCGCGGCTGGCGGAGCAGCCGGGGAAATAGCATCTTGGCCGCCATAGATAGATTTTTACTAACAAAACGCAAACATAAATAAAATATGAACAAGAAAACATTGATGAACATCCCGCGGAATGCCGTGATGGAAGGAAATGATGTCGCCGCTCTGAACTGGACCATTGTTTCACAGGCGGCTATTGCCACCCTGGAAGAAGAATTGGCTTCAATCAGCCGGTTTTCTCTGGACGTGTCCGGCGAGTTCAAGATGGACGGCGATTCCGTCAAGGTGGAAGTGATTGACGGAGCCGGGGAGGCGTTGAAAAATACGGAAGACTGGAATCAAAGCGAGCTGAAAACCGGCTCCGTTTCCGTGACGCTGAACCGTTATTCCCGTCCGGCTGGCCTGTCCTATAAGGAAAGAAAAAGCGGGGTGCAGCTTGCGAATAAGGTGCAAACGCTTGTGCGGACGGTCGCCAAAGCGTTTTGGAAGGACCTGATGGCCGCCATAGCCGATTCCGGGGCGGAAGTGGTGAATATTGGCCCGCGGGCCGGGTTCAAACCGGAAATGATGGCGGATGTGATTTGGCCGTCCATGACTAATGGCGCGGATGCCGTTTATTTGGATCGGATGTATTATTCCAGGCTGATTCCCACGAATGCGCTTGCTCTTAACCTGGCGGACGGGGCATATTCCATTCCGGGGGGAATTCACTACGTGGAAGGGGTGAACGTGCTTGCCGGGAATGCCGGGGTTGGTTTTGCGACGCGGCCGGACGCGCTGGCCGTTGCCGTCCGTCTTCCGAACATTGATCCGAAGCTGAAGTTGGAAACGCAGGTGGTGGAATCTCCTAAGCTGGGGATTTCCCTGCTGCTGAAGTGCTGGCCTGACCAGGGGACGGAAACGGTTTACATTTCCGCGGAGCTTTTGGCCGGCGTGGCGGTGGGCAATAAGAACCATTTGCGACAGCTTTCCGGCGCAGCTCCGGAGACGGCGGCGGAAGGTGGAAGCGTTGAGGACGGCGGCGGGGAAGAAACGGGGCCGACTGAAGAGGAAGGGGCCTGACGGGTTTTTGGCGGAATCATGGGATAAAAGAGAGCAAAGGACCGGCGCGCGGGGTGTCAATTCCGTGCGCCGGTTTTTGTTGAACGGATATGAGCTTATCAGGAGAAATAAAAAAATTGCTGGACCTTGGGGATCATGAGCAGGAAGAAGCCTGGGGGGAGCGCGTGACGGTGGACGGCCAGGAATGCCGGGGCGTTTTTGCGCCGCTGGAAGGCTGGTATGAGGTGGAGCTTGGCGGCCGGGTGTGCAAGGTGCAAACGTCCCTGCGCGTGCGGCGGAAGGCGTTGAAGGGCGTTCCCGCGGCCGGGCGGAAGGTGGTGGCGGTCCGAAGCGGTAGGGCCTTCCGCATTGCGCGGGTGCGGGACTGGGCCGGAGACGTGGCCCTGGTACTGGAGTTGTCCGAAGTATAGGCCGGAAGGGGGGGCGAATGGCGCAAGTCAGGTATAAAGTGGATATTTCCCGCGTGCTGAAAAGGCTGGCGGAGGTGAAGAAGGTGGGGGCTGACGGCATCCGGGAGTTGACCCTTGAATATGCCAAGCGGGCAGCGAGCAAGGCCATACGCACCACGCCGCCAAACAGCCTGAAGAATGGCGGAAACGGAAAAAGAGCGTTGGAGGAACATATTGCGCGGGATATTGGCGGGGATCCGTTGGAAACGGATGTGAGGCTGAAGCGCGGTGAGGATGGAAGGCCGGTGCCCTATGCTTACCCCAGGAAGAAGCGCGGCGGGGTGTTGCTGGGGGTGCGCGGGAAAAAGTTTAAGGGCGTGGCTACCGTTTCCGCGGATGCTTTTTTGCGGAGCCATACCCTGCTGAAAATGGGCCGGAAAAGCAGCGTGCGCGTGCTGAAGGGCGGCGGCCTGATGTCTCCGGGAGTGGCGCAGGCGGGAGACGTGCGAAGGGCTTTGGCGGAGCGGCGGCGGCACGTGGGGAGGATGGCGGCCGGGTGGCTGCGGGGCGCGCAGGTGGCCGGGCTGAGGAAGGTGCCCGCGTGGATCGCGCGGCACGCCTCCCATTATGACGGCGCGGCGTCTTTGACGGTTCAAGGCGGCCGGGTGCGGTTTGAGATGGAGAATTGCCCGGAATATCCTGACCGGGGGCAGCTTTCCCGCGTGGCGGCGTATGCGCTGAATTCTGCGGGCCGGGATATGCGGAAGGTAATCAAGGGGTATGTTGCCAAGTTGAAAAAGGAGCTTAATTCATGATGACACAGGCAGATTGTTTGATTAAGGCGGTGATTGCGTGCCTGAAGGCGCGTTTTCGGAAAGACAGGGGGAACACGGAACGGGGGATTCCAGATGGGTTCCCGGTGCCGTTGAAGATGGCGGTGGACGAAGACCGGGAAGGGAAGGAATATGCGTTGTTCCAGGCGGTGGAAATGGAGGAAATTGTGGCCGGGTACAGAACGTATCACGCCGGAATATCCGTGGAGCTGCATTTGGACGCCAATGACCGGACGGCGGATGAAATACGGATGTTGCAGGCGTGGATGGAAGAGCGGCTGGAGGAAGTGGACCGCGCCGGGCTGAATGCCGTGGAGAGCCCGCGGCCCTATCGGAATTTCCTGGTCATCGGCAAGGTGAGGCTGGGGCCCGCGCAGGATGCGGCGGCTGAAGATGGCGCGTTTGCGGTGACGTGGAAAATGACGGTGCCCGTGCAGTTTTGAAAAAGCTCCTGAAGGATAGATAGATGAACTTTAACACGAAAGGAATTTGATTATGCCTGCACATATTGGAGATGTCCCGAAGCACGGGATTGACGAACCGGAAAAAGGAATTTTTGTTGAGTCGATCGATTTTGACGGCCAACAGGAAATTTATGAACAAAAGGATAACAAGGGGAAAAAGTGCGGAGTGCTTATCATTGATGAAGAGCTTTCCTTTTCCATGTCCGGCGCAATCCTTACCACGGGGGCGGCGTCGTTGAAAATGGGAGCGTCTTTGACCCTTGCCAATGAAATTCCGGATATTTGGAATGAAACTCCTTCCGCCACTACCGTTTTCCTGAAGGGCGTCAAGCACAACCTGAAGAATACGGACGCGCAGAAGATGGACGTGAGCGGAACTGTTTACGGGTTCGGGGCCGCCGCCGTCTTCTGAAGCCTGAATAAAAAAGTCAGATAGTAAGATTGATGAATGCCGCAGACAATAAAAAACTGGAAAGTGATGTGGTTGTTTTCACGGAAAACGCATCCAGATACGAAACGGAAAACACCATGCTTGCCGCGTTGCTGCTGACGCTGGGGGTAAGCATGAAATGCACGTCCGGAAGCGTGCTGATAGGCAGCGGCGCGCGCCTTTCCGCGCCGGGCGGGGTAATTACCTGGCAATTTGAGCCGAAAAGCGAAGACGGAAGGTTTAGGACGGAGGAAGTAATCAAGCTTTTCGGGGATAAGAATTGGCTGACTGACCCGGAAAATGAAAGCCCGCTGGCTTACGTGGCGTGCGCGTTCCACAATTACAAGCGGTTGTTGGATTTTGTGAAAAGCCAGGTGCCGCTTGCCGTCATCCGCAAGGGGAAAAGGAAGGCCCTGGTGCGGTTGGATGCGGATCCGTATTGGCAGGGCGTGGCGGAGGGTTTTCTTGGTGGCCGGCCTTTAATCTAACTTAATTGACAACCAAAAAAGCAAGAAAGATGGAACTACAGGAACAGGAAAGGCACGCCCTGACGGAAGCGGCGTTGATCGGGGGAAATGAATTCCGCTGGAAGAACTACCGGCTGCGGTGCATGACCCTGGGAAGCATGATGCAGTTGCAGCGCATCGGAAATCCTTACAGCCGGCTTGGGGAAATTAACCTGGCACCGGATGAAAACGGGCGGCATCCGTCCATGTGGGAAGCCCTGGGCGTAACCGACCAGGCGCAAATTGTCTATTATCTGGCGGAATTCCTGTGGGTCCACATGGGAAACCGGGAGGAAGTCAGGGAAGGGGTTTTTGCGCCGGAGGAAGAACGGCGCGCCCTGGTGGAAGCGGCTGCCATGAACATTCCCGGCCGGGATTTGGTGGAACTGGAATGCGCCGTGCTGGGGGATGTAGAAGTGATTCAGGCGGGGATGGTGATTCCGGAGGCGGAAGGGGAGGATGAAGAGGACCCTTTAGGGCGTGGCCGTCCTGGGGCGCGGCCATGCTGATGACGGTGGCGCGTGTGACGGGTTGGCCGGAACGGGAAATTCTGTGGGAAATTCCGCTGGCGCGGCTGGTGCAGTACGTGCATGCGGTTTGGAGCTATGACGCGACGCCGTGCCGGTGGAGCTGCTACACGGAATCCTCCAGGCATGTGGGGGACGTGCTGGAGCAGGCCCGGGAAGCGTGGAGAAAACAGGTGGAGGGGCTGGAGTGATCCGGCCTCTTCATTTTTTGTGGCAGATGAGCCAGAAAATAAGGATGGGAATAAGGATGATAGCCCAGCTTACCGGATCTGTCAGTATTTCCAGAAGAGGCAGGAAGAAGCCAAGAAGGAAAATGATTCCGATAATGAAGATGATTACAAGACCTGTTTTTTGTAACAGATACAGCAAGATTTCCATGATGGAGGAAAACACGAGGTCCATTTAATGATTTTTTATATTATCAGTCAATGTAAAATATTATGAGCGAAGGCGCAGTTATTAAAATAGATGGTGATGCGAGCGGCTTTATTGCCGCAACGGAGGAAAGCAGGAAAGCGGCAAGCGGCATGTCCGAAGCCTTACAGGGGGCCGTGGGCGGAAGCACGGGGGAGGCCGTGAAGGGGCTGAAGGGTATGGATCAGGAGGGCCGGAAGGCGTGTAAACGGCTGAATGCCGGTCTTATCAATATGAGCGCCACCATTACGGGGGTAGGGGCCGCCATTAACGGCCTGCGGGCCGGATGGGGCAAGTTTTCCGCCATGCTGGCGGGTGGAGATGACATAGAAAGAGTAACCCGGCGCATGGAGGCGTTCACGGGCGGCGCGTCAAGCGCGGCGGGCGCGGCGCGTGATGTGGTGGATTTTGCTGATACGCCGCCGTTCGGGCTGGCGGAAACGCAACGGGCGGCGCAGTTGCTTCTTGGGTGCGGCGTCAGGGCAAGCGAATTGAAGAGCACATTGGAATCCCTGGGCAATGTGGCGGCGGGCAGCGGAATGAGCCTTGAGCAGATAGGAGTGCGGCTTTCCGTAGCTTTTCAATCTGGTAAAGTAGGAATGCGTGATTTGAGGCCTTTAATGGAGAATGGGGTTGATGTCCTGAAATTGTGGAGCAGGCAAACGGGAAAGACCAGGGCGGAATTGCAAAAGATGATGACGGAGGGAACAATTGGTTTCCGGGATTTGAAGGGGGCTTTAGTCTCCATGGGATCTGCCGGAGGGCAGTTTGCGGGAGCCATGGAGAAAAATACGCAGGACATTGAGAACAGGGTGGAGACCCTGAAAGGCAAGGTTGGGGCCTTGAGCCGGGTTTTTGCTGAACCGGTAACAGGCGGCATCAAAGATGCTATGGACTCCATAGGCGCGTCATGGTCCGGTCATGGGCCGGAGGTGGAGCGCGGCTTGAGGAAAACGGGCGAATTGCTGGGTCAAATCGTGAAAGCGGGCGCGCCTATTATTTCCGTAGTAGGAAAAGGGTTGGCAACGGTAGCCGCAGGCGGCGATCGGCTTCACGGGATGCTCCGGAATGGAATTTTAGCGTGGGTAGCGTGGAAGGCGGCCGGCAGTTCCGCCGGGGCAGCAGTAGGTCAGGCTGTGCTGTCTGCGGGGAGGACGTGGCAAACAGGATTTAATAATGCGCTTGCATTATCCGGGCAGAGGACGCGGAGCGTGATGGGGGATATACAGGCATTAGGGGCTTCTGCTCGTTCGCAGGCGGCGCGGATGGGGGCTGCGTTTAGGGGGGTGGGTGCAAGTTTGGCTTCCAGCTTGAAGGGGCCGGCCATTATGGGAGCTATTGCGGCTATTTCCGTAGCCGTGGAAGAGCTTTACAAGGCGAGCCATGAGGCAAGCGGGGTGGCCTCAAAGGGAGAAATGGACAAAAAGAAAAATTTCAAACGGTCTAATGATGATTTTGATGAACGGGTGTGGAAGATGGCCGGGGAGGCGTCCAGCAAGCAGGACGTGGGGCGCGTCATGGATGAATATGACGCTGAAATTAAACGGCTGAAGCGTGAAGAAGAAGACCTGCTGGCGGAAGATCCGCTGGGGAGAATGACGGTTGCGGTGCAGGATAGGCTGGTGTTGTTGCAAAGTGAACGGAATGAATTGCAGCAGGTGGCGGAAGCGAACGCGAAAGCGGCGGAGGCGCGGGAACGGGCGGCGCAGCGCGGGCAGCAGACGGAAGAGGCGCGGAAGAAGACGCTGGAGAAAATCAGGGAAATACAAGATGAATTGTTATCTCTGGATTATGACCGGGCGGAAGAAGAGAGGGAGCGGCAGCGCGGCGGAATGGGGCTGGAGGACCGGAAAAAAGACCTGCTGGGGGGGTATGGGAGCATTGAGGGCATCAAGAAGGCCATTGCGGAGCAGAAGGCCCTGCTGGATGGCGGGGACGCCGTGGACGGCATGTTGAATCTGGAGGGGGTGGAATCCAGAATCAAGAGCCTGTATGAATTGCTTGGCAAGGTGGAAGAGGTGGATCGTGAAATAGTGGAGCGGAATAAGGAATGGGACAAGGCGGAAGCCAAACACCAGAAGCAGGCTGCCCTGCTGCGCGCGGAAATTCACGGGCAGAAGGATAAGCTGCGCGTGTTGCAGGAGCAGGCGCGCGTGCTGGAGCTGCAAAACCAATATGAGGCGGATGGAATGAGCAAGGCCCGCGCCGGCGCGGCGGCCCGTGAAATAGCCGCCCTGGAGCAGAACCGGAACCGGGCGCAGGCCGGGCGCGAATACCGCCGGCAAATGGCCCTGTTGAAAGCGCAGGCGGAGGGAAACAAGGCGGAAGAGCGGCGGCTGAAGATGGCGGAGCGCATGAAGGAAATTTATGACCAGCAGCGCGGCATGGGAGTGGATAGGAAAACGGCTGGGAGGCGCGCCCGCGGCATGGCCGGGTTGGAGGATATGGTGGAGGGGAGGAAGGACCGGAAGGAAGGGAGCGGACCCATAGCGGACAGTCTGGCGCAAGTGGGAGGCGGGGGCCGCTCCATGATGGGGAGCATGCCGCAGCTTACGGAAGCGAGGAAGCAGACAAATTTGCTTCAGCAAATCGTGAAAAACACGGGCGCGGGGCGGAATGGGAACCTGAAGACGGCGGCCGTGCTGGGATATTGAAATAGCCGCTAAATGATAGAGAGAGAATAATAAATATGGGAAGAAAAATTAACATTAAGAAGCGGGAAACGCATGAAAAGACGCTGGAAATAGAGCGGGGGGATGAAGGGGAAGTAAGGGCTGTGGGGAGGATTGTTTACACGGACAATCAGGAAGGCTGGAATACCCGGTGCCCGTCAATAGGGTCCGCTTATCCTGATGATGCCGCTTTGAGGCTCAAAAAGATAAGCATGGAAGGAATGGAGGGGGATATGGTGAGGGTGACGCTCTATTACGAGTTGCCGCGGGAAACGTCTTTTGAATTCGGTGGAGGGGAGGAAGTGGAATATTCCATGGATTATTCCTGTTCCGAGCAGCCATTGCTGACGCATCCGGCCTTTCAGGATATAGACGGAGAAGAAAAAGATGCGTTGATGGCTATGGCGTCCGGGGCATCTCCTAAAGATACGTTTGGGAAAGAGGATAAGGTGATTGAGGATGTCGTGAAATCGGAGGCCGGAAAGAAGGCCATGGAGAAAATGCGTAAAGGGCAGGTTAGTTTTTTGTGTCCCGGAGGGGTGTTTTCCGTCACTTCTACCGTTCAGGCGTTGAGCCTGGCCGGAGTCGGAAAAAAAGGGGCACCGGGCAACGGCGCGCCCGCGGTGGGCGGAAAATATAATTGGATCAAAGAGGGCGTGAGCGGCCGCAGGACGGGAACCGGGAATTGGCGTCAGACGGTTTCCTGGAGGTTGAGCGGTCCGGATGGCTGGGATTCTGATTTGTATTGATTTATGATTAGCTGGCCGTTTTTTAATCAAGGGGAAGAGTTGAGCGCGTCTAAATTAAGGCGTCTGGTTAAGGGGTGCCGGGAGCTGGAGCAGTTGGCCAAGTCTTGCCGCTTACAGAACGGGGTTGGTTACACGTTTAACCGGGGACTGGGCGGCACGTCCCTAACTATAAGGCCCACGGGGGGGAGGAACAAAGCAGGAGAAGGCGAGCCGTTTACGCTGAAGAGGCTGGAAAAGGAGGATGAGGGATATAAGGCGTATTTCTGGCCCGGCATGGTTTTTGAAGTGCATCCGGGCGGCGTGCGGCGCATTAAGCCGGAACTTAACGGGGAGAAGATGGATCAGGCGGAGGAACCGCCTTTTTTGTCCGTGCAGGGAGGGGATAAGGTATTTTTGTATCTTGAGCGGAGCGCGGATAACCATGATTGCATTACGTATGCGGAAGTAACGGCGGAGGAAATAGGGCTGGCGCGCGCGGTCAGAATTTATCTTGGGGAATTCAAGGAAGAAACGGATGAAGCCGGAGAAAAGATCCTGAAGTATCATGAGGCGTGGAGCGGCCATGTTCATTATGCTCAAAGTTCCCTGAATGAGGGTTGGAGGGCTGTGGTTGATACGGATGAAGAAGGCGCGCCGGATATGGCCTATGTGAAGAAGGGCGATATTTACATAGCCGGGCAACTGGCGCAGCGCGGCGGGGGCACCTGGGAGGTGGCGCCGAAAGAAGAGGGGGAAATCTGGCTGGAAGTGAAATGCACCGGGGATGGCGTCATTACAAGTGCCGAACTGAAAGAAACGAAAGGATCTTCCAAGCCGCTCCAGTATGTAGCGGAACCGGATGACGAAGAAGCCGAAGAGGAATTCACTTATTGCTTCCTTCTGGCGAAGGTAGAGAAGCTTGAAGAACCCTTGCAGGAGGATGGTAATTTGCCGTCTCTGGTGTCAGTGAAACAGTATGCCCTGGGAGCGGTTTATTGCGGGGTTGCCCCTGATGAATTGGGGTTGAAAGCCGGGAAAGGTATTGAGATTGTGGATTTGGCTGACGCGTGGAAAAAAGAAATTGCCGCTCTTATTGAGGACGCAAAGGAACCTTCCAGCGGAGACTATTCCCTGATTTATGAAGAAGAGGAAGGCGCGGGGAAGGGCGAAAAAGGGAACAAGGGGAAACCTTACAAATTCAAGCTTTTGTGTTCTTCTGATGGTTCTGTGTTGCTCAAAGAAGAAGATGGACGCATTTATTTTTCCGCAGTCGGTAAAATGCCGGAAGCGGGGGATGGTCTTGAATATGAAAAGCAGCAGAACGGAGAAGGAATTGAGGAAGAAACTGATATATTAAAAATAAAAATTGATTCCTCCGTGGATTCCAGCGTGGATGATGGCGGGAAATGGCCGGTGAATTTGTCCGTATCTCCAGCCGGGCTAAAGGGGGAATTGGATTTGACTGTGGACACGCAGAAGCATGACGTGGGCGGAGGCTATAAAGTGGGCTTGTCTGCGGTGGACAGGGGTACTTTGTCTTTGGAAGTAACTCCCGGAACTCCGGAAGAATCATTGTCTTTCCGTACTCCACTCCGCCAAAATGGGAAATATGTGGTGCTGGATTATGAATCAAGTTGGTCTGATGCCGTCAACGGTGTGAAGGCAGGCCTGTTTCTGCGGAATAATAAATTGGCTGTGGAGCTGTACGCAGACACGGAGCCGGATGGCTCTGATAATCTTATAAGCGATTCATGGACGGTGTTGGCTTGCGATAGCGACCATGCAATACGTCTGCACCGGGACGAAAACGGGAAAATCTATATCCAGCAGGGGGTCTGGTTTGCAACCTCCGGAATTTATTCACCGATAAATTGATAAAAATGAACTACGCAATATTCTGCTATAGAGAAGACTATAAATGCCTTGAATTGTGCGTTAAGCAAATTCGGCGGGCGGATTGTAATGCCAGGATTTATTTATTTGATGACGGGGCGCGCCCGTTAGAGCCGGGGCAGATACCCGCCGGGAAGGATGTGAGTTACAAGGTGACTTATTTTCCGCGGCGGGGAAATTTGAATGGTCTGGAATGTGTGCGGGGCATCCTGGGCTGCATGCTGGATATACCGGGCAAAGAGCCTGTGGTGAAGATAGATGCAGATACCTTGCTTATGGATAAAGCTGAAATTGTCCGATCCCTGAAAGAGCGGAACAAGCTTGCCGGGGGCATGCAATGTGCCGAGCCTCTGGCGTGGAGCGGTTGTTGCTACTGGATGACCAGGGCCGCCATGAGGGATGCTCTGGAGCTATTGGCGCAAAGGGAATGGCCGGAGGGGAAGCAGAAGTACCCGGAAGATGTGACGATCTCTCAAATTGTGGCTTATCTCTACGGGAGGGAAGGAGTAGATATGCTGGAGTTCCGCGGAGGGCGTCATTTAATCGGTGTACGGACATGTGATCCGTCCCTGCTGGTCAAGATTGCGGAAATTGCCAAGAGCGGGGTATGTGCCGCTCATTGCGGGCAGATGTCTTTTTACCGGCAATTTCAAGAGCAATATGGGGAGACGCTGCGTGAAGCGTGCGCGCGGGTGATGTGGTGGATATTGCATGCTAGCGGTCCTGATTCCAAGACTTTTGAAAAAGCTCCTGAAGGGTAGGATGGAGCTTTATTTGGATATTGAGAGCGGGATTTTTCGGAACCGCGCGGGTGATGAAAATATGAATTTGTGCGGGGTGCGTCTTGTCCGCAGGCAGGATGTGCCCGTGTCTTTATCCTTTTTGGGGCGTGAGCTTGAGGCCGGGCGCGTTACGTTGGCGGCCTATCATAAAAGGAACGGGCAGTTATTGGCTTACCAGGAAGGGCAAATAACGGGCGGGGCCGTGGAAATGGTGGTTGATTTTGATACACAGGAAATACGGGTGGCGGCCAGGGAAGCGGAGGGCAAAACTATAGAGGCGCGGGTGGCTGTGCTGGTGGAGACGGAGGAAGGGAAAGGTGTTTATCATTCTCTTCCGTTGAATTTCTATTTGGAGCCGGGGTTGATAGGGGATGAGCATTTGCCGAATTCTGCCCGGCCGGAATGGGAAATGATGTATGAAACTGTGTTGGAAAGAGCCGAAGAAACGGAAGGCTATGCAGGTTCCGCTTTGGCCTCCAAAAGGGCCGCCGCCGCTTCCGAGGCCGCCGCCGGCACGTCCGCAACCAACGCGGCCCGTGACGCTAAGAGTGCCCATGACGCTAAAACGGCTGTGGAGTCGCTGGCTACCACTTGGCCGGAAACGGTCAGCAATGGAAAGCAACAGATTATTGAGGCCAAGAATGAGGCTGTTACTGCTATTCAGGACAAGCAAGCCAATTCTGTTCTTGCCGTGGGGAGAGCACAAAAAACTGCTACGGATAAGATTTCCGGAGCGCAGGCGGACGCCGTTTCCGCCGTTCAGGCGGCGGGAAAGGAAGCGCAAGGAACAATCACGCCCCTTGTCCAACGTGTCGAAACCGCTAAAGAGGCTATAGATCAGGCGGAGGGTCGCATCAATACGGCCGCGACTAATGCCGCGAATTCTGCCACTAGCGCGGGCAACTCTGCAACAGCGGCGGCTAATGCTCTGGCGGCTATTCCGCAGGTGGACGCCGAGGGAAATATGACGCTTGCCGGCAATATTACTGTGATGTCGGCGTCCATTAACGGGCCATTTGTCGCAGGGAGGCCGGATGGCACCGTTAGCGCGGGGACTTGTAATCAGATTTACGGCATCACGAGATTTTGGCAGTCCCTTGATGTTCGGGACGGGGGATGGTGGCGGGGGACAATGATGTTCGAATCGGGCATGCTTAACATTGCACAGGGGGCAAGCCTGAACTGTATTGGACCTGCGGCATTTGCAAGTACACTTAACGCCAACGGGGGCGTCAATATTCCGCAGGCCGTGGGAGCGTCAACGGATACGGGGGCGGTCAATCGCCTGTACGCGGCGGGAATGGGCGGAGTGACGGACATTTTTTCCCTTCATTTTTTCCTCAATACGGACAGCATCACAGCGACGGGGCCAGCGCAAACTTCTGTTCTTGTTGCTGGGCTGTACGCCCGGACGAACGTCCCCGCCAATACGCACAGCACGATCGTTTGTACTTTCGCGGGCCCGGCCGGGCAATGGAATTATTCAAGTTTTGCAGGGTTTGCCATTCCCTGGCAATTAACGTCCGCGGGCAAATTGACCGTGGACATTGGGAGGGGGTCAAAGACGGTACGGAAAGATTTAACGCAGGAATCGTACAGCATCATCCCCGGCAATGAACTGGCCTATAATACCGGCGAAATTCTGGATATTACGTTTGACAATGCGCGCAATGCGGCGCGCGGTGGGTATGTCGTGCGTGTCCGGGAAATCTACGCAGCCGAGACCGCGCGGATCTGGAAGGTAAAGACCACAACCAGCTTTATCCCGGCGACGCAAAACGAGCCAATTCCTTATATTGTCAATAAAGTCATTTATCATCAATATGCCCCCCGATCGTACAATGCCGGGGATTATGGGGACGCCTATGGCTCATTGTATTTGCTGACAGGAGGGGGAAGCAGTCAGCAACTTTGGAAGATTGCCGCGGTGCGCGGCGTGACCACCTTTGAAACGGGCACGGGTTTTTCCTCCATTGTGACGGATATACCGGGAATTTCCGGTGGATCTGTCAGCGTGTTTGTTGGGGCGGCGGAGCGCACCAACTACCAGCCCGGCAACGTCAATCCGGTTTATTACGCTCTGGAAGCTTTGGCTGTCAATGCCATTGAATCCGAGGAAACGGCTGATTTTGTGGACATTAACATTCCCTTGTAATCATGAGTAACGCAGAAATACAGATACATTTTCCCCGGCCCGGCGAATGGGAAGAATTTACCTTGACGCCCATTTACCAGGCCGCGGGCGGTTATAGACCTCCGGCGCGCTTTACGCAGGACAATATACCCGTGGATCAAGCCCCGGCTATGCGGGCGGTAGTTGCCGCTCTGGTAGGACTGGGTGAGGACTGGCAAGCGGGGCAGGTTTGGGCGCGGTTGAAAGAGATTTGCGCCAGGCAGGGGGATGATCCTGTGCGGACGGTGGAAACCGTGGATTTGACCGTTGAGGCCGTCAACTCTCAAGGAGGCCGCCGGATTTTCACAGCCCGTGACTACCCCGAATTTACGGTTGCTTCACCCGCCGCCGTGGACTTTTTCAAATACTTCACAAAGCAAAACCATGAGTAAATTAAGTGACGAGCAAAAGCAGGCCGCCCTTGAGGCGGGGAAGCAGGGCATGAAAGATGCCTACGAAAAAAGCAAAACTAAAACCGGCCTGAAGTGGTGGGAACGCCTTTTGTGGGTAGTCCTGGCAGGTGCTGCCTATGCGGCTTCCGCTCTGCTGGGTGGCTGCGGCCATTCCGTTGACGTGACGCCGAAAAAGACGGTGGTATGCAAGGACGGTTCCTGCCTGGTGCTGGAGCCGGGGCATATCTCCTATTCCCAGGCCCAGCCGGAAACGGACGTTCCGCCCGTCGTTCAACCCCTTAAGAAGTGAGGCCATGACCGGTTCCTTTGTCAACGTGTCCTTGCTGGGGGCCAATGCCGTGTCCGTGCTTGCATCCGTCACGGCGGGCAACCCCTTTTTGGAGTACATTCAAAACGGGGCGAGCGTGGCCGCGGTCATGGGAATTTTTCTGTGGCGAGAAATGAAACGGGCGGAACGTTATGAGCGGCTCTATGATGACGAACGCAAAAAACGCATTGATGCGGAAAATAAGTGTTCCGGCTGTGAGTTCGTCCGCAAGGCGCATGAAGAATTTCTGGACAACAGGGACTAGTTCCAACTGTAAAGTTTTTCTTACCAGTTCCAACTATTTAACAATTAAATAATTATATGATTATCAAAGAATATCAGGAATTCAAACCCGTTCAGCGCGCCCTGGGGCTGAAGGCGGATGGGATGCCGGGGCCTAAAACGCTGGCCGCTGTAGCTCTGAAATTGCGCTGTCATGAAATATGGTCCGCGGTCCAGGCCGCCGTGAACGTGACGCCTGACGGCATCCCCGGCCCTGCCACGGCCCGCGGCATTGCCGCCGCCCTGGATATTGCCCTGCCCCGGTCCTGGCCTGACCAGGCAACCGTCCGGGCCGGTCTTTCCATTTTTGGCCGTGCAGGAGATGAAAGCAACCTTGTTTCCCTTGTCCCCCCTTATCCTTTATATTATGAGGGGCGGCCCGTGAAAACGATCCGCGTGCATCAGGCAATCGCCCAGGACGTTCAGGCGGCCCTGGCGGAAGTCCTGGCCGCGTATGGCCTGGACCGGATCCGCGCGCTTCACCTGGACCAGTATGGCGGATCCTACAATGACCGCAGCACGGCCGGAGGCAAAAGCAAGAGCATGCACGCCTGGGGGATTGCCCTGGACTTTGACCCGGTGCGGAACAGTTATTCCTGCAAAGCCCCCCATGCCGGGCTTTCCCGCCCGGAGTGTGAAGAGTGGTGGCGGATATGGGAAGCCCATGGGGCCGTTTCTCTGGGCCGTGAACGGAATTATGACTGGATGCACCTTCAGTTCGCGCGGCTGTAAAACAGTAATCTTTTGAGCGTCAAAAAATTACAGATAAAAATATCTTGCAGAAAGTTCCGTTTTTCTGTATATTTGCCGTGCCGGGTTGGTCCCGGAACTAAGAAAGGAGGTGTAATATGTGATAATAGACTGGCATTCAATACAACGGCTGATTGAGCTTTTGATAGTTCTGTTCAGCTGACAAAAAAGGCCCCGGCTGCTGGAACAGCCGGGGCCGATTGTTTAGAAGGTGAACATGTGATGTTCGGCAATCAATACGTCCTTACTATGCTCTTTTTGCCGGATTTGTCAAGCGTGCGGTTGTCATGCTGGCGCGGCTAATAATGCCGCTTTTTTTATCATCGTCAGGATATTTGAAACGTATATTTTTTGCTACGCTTCTTCCCGCGGGAATCCCATTTGACGGTGCGGCCGTCATTTAATTTGAATGTCTTCCCTCCGTAGGTTGAATTAAGAAGGAAGGAAAAGCGTTTGTTGGATGCCTGGGTGAGTTTGTAACGGGGTATCTTGCTTTCATGCCCGTTTTCGTCCGTTTCCGTCACGTATTCCGTACGTGCGTCAATAAGAGATTCAAATGAGTTTCGTTCAATGCAGATTTCTATGATTTCGTCCCACTTGATTTCTCCGTATGTTTCACCGGGCTTCAGGCGTGCCGCCGCCGTTTGAACCAAGTCGCGCATGTCCTGAAGGTTTTGGTCTCCGCCTCCGTATATTTCATCCGGCCGTTCCCCGAACGGATCGCCAATGCCAAGCAGGGAGACAATACCCGCAATAATGGATGATGTGCGTTGAAACCCTGCTCTTGTTTTGTCCGGCATGGGCCGTTTTTGCTCTATCCAGTTGCGAACAAACGCATGCAGGCAGGCCAGCAGTTCTGCCCGGTTGCCGGAATCTTGAATGGTTTCAAGGTCAATGACGCGCTGAACTGTCCGGTCCTGGGGATTGGATTCTGTCAAATTCAAGTCGCATATCAGCAGCCGGGAAGCAAGGTCTGTGTTCCACTCCAGGGAGTTTCCGGTGATGAAGACGGTGGCGCAGTTTTGCTTGGTAACAAGAGATTGCGTATGAAATGGGCGTATGTCTTGGGAGACGGAAGAAATGAAGGATTCTAAACAAGTAGATTGCAGCTTGCCGCGCAGGTTGTCAAAATAGACGTAGGGCGCGCGGGTGTTAAGGATGGTGTTCAAGACTCCTTGAAGCTTTTCGTCGTCATAATACCATGGATGTTTTGCGTTATTGTTGTACGTGATGCCGGTGGCAAGGTCTGCCAATAGTGATTTGCCGGATCTTTGAGAATTGGAGGTATAGACATAACCAAGTCGAGGTGAGGACAAGGGGAGCATGGCGGATGCGTACAGGGCGACGCAGGCGCAGGTATGGACCGCAAATGAGCGGGATGTGGCGGATGTGGCCCGTTCCTGGAGGTCAGAGGAAGACCAGTCCAGAAAGGGGAATTCTTTATGCCAGTTGCGCCAGATAAGCAAGGCTTGCTCCAGCGGCATTTCCGTGTCGTAGTCCACGGCGGTTTTTAGGGTGTAGATCTTACTTTCCGGATCATAGCCGCGCTGGTTAAGGTGGTAGGTACCATTAGGGAGCATGGCCGGAGTGATTTGGTCGTGGATTTTGATCAATTCCGGGATGGCCGTGAGGAATTCCATGGATGAAAGGGTTAATTTTGCCAGCGGTTCTTTCATGGGCTGGTAAACAAGTGTGGAGTCGTCTTTGGAGCGGAAAGCGCACGGGCAGATATACTTTTCCGCGGCGGAAATGAAATTGTTGGGGTTAAGGTACACGGTTTTCCCGTCGTCTGTGATATACAAAGGAGAGCCGGCCAGATTATAAATAGGGGCATTGGCGCGTTGGAGGGCTATGGCAACACGTTCGCACCATTTGGGGGTTGTCGTGCCATTTTTGGAGGGCATGGCAACTTTGATTCTTCCGTCCGGCGTAAGGTCGTCTCCGGCAGGGGCCGGGCCTGGTTGCTCCGGACCGGCCAGAAATTGCTGAAGATCCGCACCGGAGGCGTTGGTTAGCAAATTTTGTAATTTGAGAATAAGTTCTTGGGGGAAAGTCATTTTTTGGGAGGGAGTAAGGGAGTGAGAGATTGGAGGGCAGCATTGAGGCCGTAGGTGGTGCAGGCTGCGGCGGCTTGCTGGATCAAGGGCAACGGCCATTCATCCGGCCGGGCAACGATTTCCGCGGCGCGGGTTGTCCAATCCTGTTCTACGTTGCGGAGCGGAGTGGCGTAGAGCAGGGGGCGCAAGGTGGGGCGCGGGTTGAAATACAGGAGTTCTTGAAGCTTTTTCTCGCCGTTTACGGTGCGATAACAGCCGGGCAGGCGCGGCATGACAAGATGGTTTGTGAGGGCCTGAGCGTCCGCGCCAATGAGGGCTAAGGCGGGTTTTATCTGGTCCACATAGCCGCGCCATTCTTCGTGTGTGGCCGCTTCCAGCCGGAAGAGTACATGCAGAGAGCGGGAGCCGGAGAAGGTGATGGAGACAATGGGGAGAGGCAAAGTAATGAGTGCCTGGAGCCATTGTTTTACGTCGTCCATTTGATCTGATTCCAGCAAGGCATGACGCCAGGTGAGGACGCATTCTGAAGAGCGGCGGCTTTTTTTTCCGTCCCTGATACGGAAAAATCCGTCCACGGGCTGCCCCAGGAAGATAATGCCGTCCGGGGCGGCCGTGGGAATATGTTTGGCCTGGTCTGGCCAGAGGCATTGACCTTGCGTTTTTCGGTCGGCAAAAATGATTGTTTTTTCACCGCGTGCCGTATCAAACAGGGCGCGTAAATACAGATCCGGCGTAACTATGGCCGGATCTGTGGCGGAGATGTTGGCGAGAAAATAGCGGGATAATACTGGAGCCCCTTTTTCCGCCAGGGTGGCAATGACGGAAGAATCAAGCTGCGGGACTGGCGGCGGTCCTGTGGGGGCCTTGGGTGGCGGGTTGTATTTGGCTGGCCCGTTGGCTATGCGTTTAGAAGGGGGCAAGGTAGCCGGTTCCGGTTTTTTGCGTCCCTGGGATTTGTCGGTGCCGTAGTTACCCTTGGGGCGGCGCGCCGCGTCTTCCAACTTGCGCCGGAGTTCCTTTTCATTCCACGGCGGTTCGCACCGGGCGTTAAATGATAACAGGATAGGCCAGGCTTCCTCCAAAGATAGATTGTAGTCGTTTACAAGGATGCGGCATGCGCGGAAGGTGGCAGCATGGCCGCCAGAACCGGAAACAGCCGGTTCCAGGGTATCAATATGTTTTTGTGCGCGGGTGATGGCGTCCATGGTCAAAGGTCAAGATTGAGTTCCGGGTGTTTGCGTGTGCGGTGGGCGGGGGTGTCCTGCTTCTTTTTCCTGCGGCGTTTCTTTTGGGCCTTCCGGCTGGTCCAGGAAACTTGTGCGAGCTTGTGCAGGGCGGTTTTGCCGTATTTGTCGATAAGAGCTTGCGCTTGGGCGGGTGTTAAGGAGTCCAGGAAAGCGTTGCAGGCATGCGCCCGCATGGATGAGGCGGATATTGTGTCGCTGGTCAGCAGAGCGAGATCGGAATGAGACAAGTTTTTTACTGATTCCGGGCAGTATAGTTTGGCGAGTTTGTAAACATTCCGGGTAACGCGTTGCGGGTGGTAGCCGTTACGGAAGATAATAGTGAAAATTCCGATAAGGATATGCAGGCGTGCGTCCGCTATTTCTTCTTTCACCACGTCAAGCTGATGATGATTCAAACCGCATTCATAGAGTTCTTTTGAGAGTTCATGGAGGATGGGAGCGGCATCAAAAGGCGCATTCCATTGTTCCTGCGTTTCGCCGTAGGCGTGCAGCAGGTGATCCAGTAAATCGCCGTAAACGTGTATAACAGAGGGGCTGGAACTCATAATGCACCCTCCTTCCAAGACAAGGCTTGCTCCAAAAGTGGAGCTAAAAACAAGATGTTTACTACATTTTTTACTACGCTAAATGCGTAAAATGTTGAAAGTAAACATGGAGGCGGGAGCGGGAATCGAACCCGCGAATAACGATTTTGCAGACCGTCGCCTTACCACTTGGCTACCCCGCCGCTGATGTTGTGCGCGGATACTAGGGAAAAGAACCGCGGGTGTCAATCTCGTTTTTGGAAAAGATGCTTTGTTTTTAAGTGAAGGGCTCTTAGGAGGCTGTCTTTTTCTTTGACGGAACGGACAGAGAAGGAGAGAATGCTTGTTTTTTAAGGCATCATGATTGTGCGGCGGAATGCCGCCCGTGCCTGTTGTCAGATCTATATGGAGCAACTTTGTTCCAAAATGGCGTGAATCAGGATATAAAAACGCACCAGGAGTTTTTTTGCAAGTTCACGGCAGCACGTAAAATTAGAGGGGAGGTCGTTCCTCTTCGTTCCGAATGAGGGGGGACTACGCGTTAAACGTGTTGATGGGTTCAGGGAACGCCGCCAGAATACCGGAAGGCTGATGGTTCAGTCTTTCCAAAAAGTAAACAACAACAATAGCAATGAACAATTATATACCAATCAACAAGGCAGTTAATCCCGTCTGCATTTATCAAGGGGATGAGCCTCTTATCAGCAAGATGCTCGGCGTTGATGAAATGATATATGGCTTTGACGGAACTCCCTCGGATTATGCCACCTGTGTCGGAGCGCCGGAAATGTTCATCAAGGTCGAGGAAGACGGCCTGTATTATTTCGGCGTGGAAGCCGACGACACAGGCAGCCTGACGATTGCCGGTGAGCAAGCTATAAAAAAGGATGGGACACCACCCAACGGCAAACTGAATATTGAAACCGATTCCAGGTACCTGAAAGCGGGCTATTACAAGGTGGCCCTGTCGTGGACCAACAACGCCTACACCCCCGTCAGCAACAACGCTGCCGCGTTCAATGTGACGATGGACAGGGAACCCATTCAGGCAGGGAAGTATGAAGGCAACTCGACGATGAAGCGCGAATTCTCGCCGTCCCCCAAAATCAAATTGTGGACGATTGAGAAGGAATCCGCTATCACCTGTGAGCCATCCAAGGAAGTGGAACTGGAATTTGAGAAACCGGAACCCGTCTATTTGGAAGGGAATGGTGGCTGCAATGTAAGTAGCTTGAGACCTAAGATTTGCGTAACGGTTTGCAAAGATGAATCGGAAAACGTATGGAGGTGTCGTGTTATTTCCGTTTCTGCCGGAGCCAAGCTAACTATGTATGAAGGCATTTACGTGAATCCCTATGTTGATCCCCCTCTCAATGGAGAAGAAGCCACCGAAGCGGTCAACGAAATGAACGGTTACCAGACCCGCGGAAGAGTGGGCACATGGCACACGCCGCAGGCTTCCCTCGCCCACGAAGAACACCACCGCCGTCAATGGGAGGATGCCTACAAGTTCTACTGGAAGGACTCCAAAATACAGGAAATGCTTGAAAATCAGACTATCTCCTGCGACAAAGAACCGAACATGGATAAAGCCGTGAAGTTCATGCAGGCTCTTGCCAATGAAATGGCATTGGATCTTTGGACGGAGACATCAGCCTATGTACTGGCGTTGCCGGATGATGCCAATGACAGACCCTATTGCGCCGGACAGGAAGCCCTGAACGAGGCAACCGCCTATGTCATTCGTCTGGCCGACGCGATGGGGTGGAACAATGTGCCCAGGTTTATCACGAAACCTGGAACGATCGAGCCTCCCTGTTTCATGCCTCCGGTCAGCGAAGGTGAAACCCGCAGCATGGCTGTTGCGGAGGAACCGGCGCCCTTGACCCTCTCCATGGCGGATACTTCCCAATTCACGGAAGGCAAAATCACAGTCCGCTTCCGCAACGAAGGAAACGAGACTGTCCGGATTCCGGACGAAATCAACGACGAAACGTCCGATTTCTTTTTCGTGACGGTGTTGAGGACGCAACAGGGGAAAATGCGCGTTCTGAACAGGGAAATTGGCACTATGACCTTCCAGCGACCCTTGAACTACCGGGAGCTTGCACCCGGTCAGGAATACAGCGTCACGATTCCGGTGTGTCTGGATGAAGTCGATCTGGAAGGCTGGAAACAATGTTCTTGTGAACTCGAAACGCGCTACTATAATCAGCAGGGTAAGGATTGTTTCCTGGGGGTTCTTCGGGCAACGGCCAAGCTCACGCTGCAATGA